TCTGTGTAAGAACCTAGTGAATTAAAAGTCGTTGTTGTCACATTTGTGACATCAACATTTGCTATCGGTTCATAAGTCGCAGCCATTATGCCCCCTTAATGCCGTATAGGGCGAAGTGTGAGTATTGGGCAAAATCTGCTGCGTCAGGGTCAAACTTAATACTTGTTATAGCGCTAGTGCTACGCCATAAACCTGAAGCAAAAACGACAGTTCCGTTGTAAGCGCCACCGCCACCATTAAAATCATTACCGCAAAGTATTCTAAAAGTTTTGTATTTGTTTGTATTAGCATAATCTAAAATGTCTAATACAAAACCACCAAAAGCATTAGTGACTGAATCGGTTGAGTTAGTAGCAAACCATCCTAAATTCATAATGGTTGAAGAAGTTCCAACATCTGCGCCAGCAGAAGAACCGTTGCCATAAAGCCAATGCCAAGAATAATTGGAACCAGTGTCGCCATTTACTCTTGTGTATAACTGGTCAATAGAAGCATTTGTTCTAGTTGAACGAGCGATTCCGCGTACTTGAAGATGGGTGAAATCTGCCGGAATAGAGGTGAACTCAATGCTTGTGCTTCCACCCGAACCAACTGTGACTGTGGCTATGCTTTCATAGTCACCGGCTGCGGCGGGTGCAGCACCGGCATTAAATAATGCTACAACTGAATTAAGCAACTGCGCCTACCACAGTCCACGCATCTGTGCCGGTCTTAATCGCGGCTGCGCTCTTGTATTGTCCAACTAGCGGTGCGGCTGGTGCTGCTCCAATGCTGGTAATTGTTGTTGTTCCTGGAGTGACTGCATCTATTGTTAAATCGCCTGTACCTGTGTTAAGGAATGAAATACAAGTGCCGTTCGGAAATGCGTATGTGGCATCCGTAGGTATGCTTACAGTCTTAGCGGCTGCGTTGCTTGTTACTACTAGAACCTGATACTGATCAGTTGAAGCAAGCGTGTAGGTTGTACCGCTCTGTGCGTTTAGGGTGAAGGCCACCAAGCCGTTCATTTCTGAGGCTAGTAGTACGTCACCTGTGCTGAATGGAAAGCCGCTTGCCATGTTTCTCCTTAGTAACTCAAAGCATCAGTACCGATTATACCCTGTGATGCGCTATCTAGTATGAAGCCGTCAATGAGGCTTTCGCCGGTATAGACGGTGGTAGTAAATTTCTTATGTGTAATGTCATGGCTCAATCCCTGCACTAGCAAGGTTTGAGTAATACTCGTAGTGCCAGGCATAACCTTTGTGATCTCTACGCAGTCCATGAGTTCTATGGCTAAACCAGCCTGCACCCTAGTTACCGCATCACCATCTTCTAGGTTTAGCACTATGGCATCTATGCGGGTTTCTGTTTCCTTGCGGGTACTCAGCAGCATATTCGCCATGTCTAGGGCTTCGGAATCCGTCTGCACCAGGATACCTTCACGGTTTCCTGAGTGTATAAAGTATTTGTCTATTGAGTCCTGATCATAAACGTTTTGGGCTGAGCCGCCTGCGCGTGTGACGGTTACGTCATTTACAACCAGGCTATCATCTAAAGCCACGGTAGCCTGCTGAAAGGCTATGGCAGATCCATCATCTGCAAAGGTATAAACAGGGCTTGCAAGGCTCTCTGTGACCGTCTGACGGCTTAGGAAAGTTACGCGGCCTTCCGCATCTAAAAACAACTCACCAAACTCTGACTTTTTAACCAACTCTAGGGCATCCAGGGCTTTACGTGCTGTGCCTGGATCTGCCTGTAAGGTTGAGTTGCCAGTATCTACGTCACGCAGCGTGCTGGGGTAGTCCAGTTCATCTAATATGGCATTGACTCTAGCGCCTGATAGTTGCACGCCCGAGCCTGGCACGCTGGTTATTTGTGCGGTAGTAAATAGGCGCAAGGCATCTACGCACTTAAAAGTAACGCGGCTAAATTCATCTGACCCAATTGAGAAGTTAGTATCGTAAGCCGTAATGAAACCTGTGAATAACACATAACTGCTGCCGTTATACTCAGCAGTAACTTGTATCTTGCGCAAAGGAACAAGATCCCCCGCGTATGGGCTGCTGGGGTTGGAAGGGTTGAAATCGCCGTTTTGGTCAATAATAGTTATATTGGCTGTACCTGCCTCAAACTCTGATAGAAGGCGTTGGCGGCCTCTACGTATATTTACTTGCCAGATTAAATCTGATATATCTACGTTGGCGTTGGCTGAGGTTCCCAACTGGTTTGTGTCAAGTATGCCGTTGGTTACTGAGTCCAGAATAAAAGGCTCACCGACAAAAGCAACGCCGTTGCTAAAGTCAATAGAGGCTTTGATTACTGGTGCTGGCACTAAATCGCCACCTGATTGAAGGTTAGTTTGCCACCGCTGCGCTGGTACTGATACTGCTCGTTAATAATAGTTTGTGCGAGATCGTATTCGCTGATTACGCTGCCTTCCACGGTCACATTAACCGTAGTGCTAGGCGCGTTGTAAATAGCGCCGCTTTCAATCTCAGCCATGATTGCATCAAATTCAATTAGTGAAGCATCAAAGGCGGCAAGGAAAGCATTAGCCTCAGCCTCAGCAACGGCGGCTTGCGCTTCGGCTGCTGCCGCATCACTCACGGCTATATTGGCTGCCGCCAAAGATCCGGCTGGGGTACTCATGTCAATACCAGCCCAGGGAAGGCTAGGCGCTGCAAACTGTTGATTAAGTGCGCCGTTGATATAAACATTGTTTGCATTGACGTTCATGCTGTCTAACTTCGTGACAGTCATTTTATCTTGATCTAGTTTCAGGCCTTTCTCAGCAAACAGTACGTCTATTGGTATCTGCCAATCAAGTTCCTTTAATAAATACTGGATACGCTTGATAACGGCAGGCCAGTCAGTAAATGGGTTTTCTGCCATCTCTGGTAGGTCTGCAAGTAGTTGCGCTAGTTCGGCTGCCTGGGCTTCTGCCTCTTTAAGCAAGCCGGTGTATTTAATTACATTGTCTACGTTCTCATTGAGGATAGCGCGTTGTAACTTTAGGCGGTATTCCTCTACGTCATTTATCTTGCCTTTGAGTGCAGCCTCAATCTGTATGCGCTCTAGGTCAAAGCCTTTCTGGGCTTCTGCGATTATCTTTTGGTTATTCTTTTCCTTCTCCAAAAGTTTCGCAATTCTTTCACGCTCTTTGCGTATTTTTTCTGTTCGTGCTTGTTCTGCTCGCAGATACTTAGAACGCTCACGCGCTAAAGCGCGGCCTTTGGCTGGATCAGGTGCGCCAAACACTCCATTTAGTGTTAGTTGAAATTCTTTAATTTCATTTGCACTCTTAAACAAACCGCCTTTTCTAAATAAGAAATCTGCTGTTGCGATTGTTTTACTTATGAATCTAAATGCGTTGCCAATTCTTTCACCGGCTTCTGCAATTAGGTTTAAGCCTTGATCATAATTGCCGCCGCCTAACGCCTCTAGGGCATCAACAACGCCTTCTCCAATAGCCTCGCCTGCATCACCAAAAGCCAAACTTAATTTACGTATTTTGCCTTCATAAGTGTCTGCATCCGTAGCGGCTTGACCTGAAAACTCATTACTTAAAAGTTCTACTGCTTTCTCAAAACCTAGTGCTTCTAATTCAGCAGAAGTGTAGCCATTTTGCAATTTGCCTAAACTGGTAAAATTACCATTATATGCACGACTTAAAGCGGTAACTGTTGTTTCAACACTTGCACCAGTACCCGCCGCTATGTCTAATGCTTTAGTTAATAAACCCTGTGACTTAGTAATATCTAGGGTGGCATTTACTAAATTTCTGTACGCTGGATATAGTTCCTCTTTAGATACCGCAGTTGCTTTTTCTAAATCTTCAATAAATTTAATGGAACTTAAAGCATCATACTTAAAGCCTAAGTTAGTTAAGGCTTTGCTTAAACTGTTGATTGCTTTATCATTAGCCGCAAAGGCTTTTACGGATCTTTTAAGTGCAGTTATTCCTGCAATCGTTAGAAACGCTCTAGCGGCAGATCGCTTTAATTTATCAAAATTACGTGATAAAGCCAAAGTGCTTTTATTGGCTTTCTTAAATCCAGAATCCTTAAACTCGCTTATCAGGCGAATAAATACATTACTCATTAGGCCGCCTTCCTCACGTCATATAAAACTGATTGACGGTTAAATTCATCTGTGGCAGTTTTAATGGCTTTCATGATTGCATCCAAAGCCTTGCCTTGATTCTCAGCATAGGCAGCATAAAGCAACCGGCCTACGGTCTTACGGCTTGCGCCACCCTTGTAATTTTTCAATTGACCCATGCTCATATCTAAACGGTCAATCATCATCTTGCCGGCATTAGGGTTGCTGCTGCGTGAGTCTTTGGTGGTACTTATTTTGATCATCTTAGAGCCAAAACGTTTGTTAATTTCCACAAAATGAGAAGTAGGTCTGCCATGTGGATTAGTACGCCCAGCGGTTTCTGCGATAGCACCAGCCGCATTTTTATTCAGCAAAGTAATCATGGAAACATAACCGGCTTTGCTGCGCTTCTGCCTAGCCATTGAATATGTCAAACCCTTACGAATCGCGACAGGGTTATATTGCGGGAAGTAACCTTGTTTTGGGTTTTTGTTCACGCCTTCGTAATTGCTCCAGTTATTAGGCGCACCGAATATAGCGCCTGGAACTTTAGCGCGGGCATCTTTAACAATAGGCGTGAGGTTGGCACGTATTTCCTTGTCCATATTTCGTGCCAGGTTTGGTGCAAGGTTTTTTAGCGCTTTCCTAAGACCGGCGTACCCTTCTACGACTACTGCCATTTTGCGCCTGTTTCTCCCTTGCCTGTGTTTTATACACTTCAAGTATGGCCTTTAGCATGGATTCATCCATGTTAATCCACTCTCTAGGTGCTATACCTGTATGAACGACTAACTGCGCGATCCTGTAAGTTAGAGAATCGCGCGTTAGCCATTTGGGTTTTCGTCACCAACAACTTCTACGTCTTTCAACGTTTCAAGAAAGTCAATGCCGAATGGCTTAACGTCTGCGGCATCCGCGCGGCGTAAGCACTCCCAAGCAAGCCAGTAAATGTGTTCCTGCTTCTCATCCTCGCGGAAGGCTTTATGAAAGCCCTTGCGGAACTTCTGCTCAAACGAATACTCAATGGCGGGCGTTACCGGATGTACCGACTCGCTGCCATCTGCCCTAGTAATTTTTAGACTTGCCATGATGCCCCTTTTCTAATTTAGAACGTGCCGCTGTCTGCTACGGTTACTGCTGAATTTACGGTGAACGTAATATCCATTGTAGCCATATCGCCAACTGCGCCGTTAATCGGTGTTAGGTTGTTCACTAGAATATCACCAGAGAACAATTTATTAGTTGCTGCAACTGCTGATGCGGAATCCTGAATCAACTTGAAGCCAATGGTTGTACCAAAAGCATCTGACAAGGTATCCAAAACGGATGTAGCACCTTGATCATTTAGGAACGAAATGGTGAGTGTTGCCGACTCTAAGCCCTTAACGAACTTGTGAGAAGTATCGCCCATAGCGGTTACTTCTAGTTCATCAAACGCTTGATTAAGGGTCACAGAGGTTACGTGGTCGGACAAATCAACCGAGTTAAGTTTGACCCCCACGGTGTTATTAAGAGTGATAGCCATTTAGGTTATTCCTCATCTTTCTTGACGGTTGGTTTGGGTTTTGGTGCTTCTGCCTTTGGCTTAACCTGACCGATTTTGATCAGAAAAGCCTCGCGCTCTTTGTCATTATCAGCCATGACTAACTCCAATCTGATAAAACGCTGATGCTTACTTCACCGGAAAGTAGATCGCCTACTGTTCCGGCTAATACTGCTGGGGCACTAAATGTGCCAATGGTGTAGTCAATGCTGGATGCTTCCAATTTATTGACTATGTTGAGATAGTAATCTTCAATGTTTGCTAGGTTGCCTTGATTGTCAAACATAGGAACTAAAACAACCAACTTAAAATTTACTTTAGGCTTAACCGTTTTGTAATGATCGTTTGACGGTTCAATGTAGGGATCACCACTTTGTATAATAATTGAATTGGCTAAAGGGCTGGCAGGTGGGAAGGAAAACACCTGCCAGGCCGCATTATCAACTAGCGCAGCCGCGATTGTTCCCCGCAGGGTAGTTATGGCGCTCACCCTACTTGACCGCCCGGTGCTAGATGATCCGCAAGAAGCCCGCGAACGCGAGCCATAAGAGTATTACCCATACGGTACGGCGAAGGTTGAAAATCAGGTGAAATGCCACCAGCGTTAGAAGTTTGACGTGCCTGCCAAATATCTACGGCAATCATTAGTGAGGCTTGACGTACTTCATCTAAAGTATCGTATGCTACGTAATCAGTTCCATAAACATAGCCATAAGGAACAATATCGTGCTTAGGTGCATCAGTTAAATGTGATGTAGTAAATTTGATTGTGTATTCGCTTACTTCGGTAATTGTTTTAGAGCCGTTGTAGTGGCTGCCGCAATTCTCAACATTTACTGTTTGGCCTACGTAAAATGTGTGCGGGTACTGGAAGTAAAGCGTGCCTACTGTTCCTTCATTACTGTGTGCTATTGCTATTTGTCTATTAAAATTTAGTTTGCCCTTGACTATGTTTTCCGCAGCCTGGCAGCAATCTTCTACAACAGCAGAAGTGTATAAATTACCGATTCCAAGTGCTGTGCGTAATTCACTTTCGGTAACATAAGTAGCCGGCATGCTTTCCTTTCTAGATGTTGAACCTGGCACTCAGGGCAGAAGTGCCAGGCCAACTCATTACTTACTTATCAGGTTAGGTTGTAACGGCGAACGCCCTTGCCGGACTTCGCTACGTAGATTGCAAGATAACCATACAGATTAATCTCGACCTCACCAGTTGTAAGGACATTAACGCGTAGGTTGGTTGTTGGTGACTCCCAAACATAAACCGAACCAGGCGCAACAAGGAACGCTGACTCATCAACAATGCCGCTAACGGTGATGTTGTGATCAACGATTAGATCAGTTCCGAGAACAGAACCAATTACAGAAGTAGGCGAAACTGCGCCGGCTGCGTTCATTGGTGCTGCTGCTGAGTAAAGCGGGCGACCTGTTGTATCGGCGTAACCTGCGATTGCTGCCCATTGGTCAGGTGATGCAACCAACTTATTAGCGAAATCTCCACCAGTACCCTTGTAAGCGGCAGCGGCTTCTGTGCTAATGAACGATTGCAATCCTGCTGCTGTTGCAGCAGTTGAAGTTGCAGCAGTTCCGCTTGCGGTAAATTTCGCGATTAGAGCGGCATCAGTAGCCTTCTCATAAGCCTTGCGAAGTTCAACCATGAGCAAGTCCATAAATGCAGGGCTTGAACGGTCAATCAACTCAAAGGATACGCGGTTCAATCCGCTGAACTTCTCAACGGTTACGGTGTCGTAAGCCGAAGTCATACCTGTTTCAGAAGGTGCTGAACCTTCGTTTGTATCTGCAACTGTTGGCGCTACGTCTGCTGAACCAGCGTTTGTGTAAAGCCGTGGAACAGTAAATGATAGGCCTGAGTCAATAAGTGCAGAACGTGTTACTGCCTCAAATGCTGGGCGGCCTGAAAATGTATCTGTGATGAACTGGTTAAGGTGAGGTGCAAGTGTTAAACCAGTATTTGTGCTAGATGAATCATCCGCTGCGCGAACCAATTGGCGTGCGTTATCGTCACCTAGTGCTGCCTTAATGTTGGCATCTAGGTATTGTGCGCTTGTCATTGGTGCTACGCGCGGCTGTGCGTACACTCTAGGTGTTGCCGCTGTAACCTTAGGTGCTGAGGCTTCCACCGCAGGGGTTTCTACCTCAGGTGCTACGGCTACGGTGTCTGTGGTATTCTCCACGACAGCCTCGCTTTCTGTGGGTTTGTTTTCTTCTTCTTTGACTTCTTCCGTTTCGGAAGCAGCAACCTCTTTGATCTCAGCCGACTTAAAAGCCGGATTGGATACAAGAGAAACTTCTACAAGTTTTGCAGAGAGTACGTGCAAAACTCCGCCGGTTGGCTTTGAGTCAATTACTTCAACTCCAACGCTCATGCCGGTTTTCAATCCTTCGCTTGCTTCAATTAGCGCATCCGTGGCTTTGCTACTAGCGCTTAACTTGAACACGCCATACCAGCCATCTTCTGATGCTTCAATGGATTGAGCGCGGCCTAATCTCACTTTGTCATTATGTTCCTCTAGGAACAAGACTTTTTTCGGATCTTCTACTTGAATTGATCCGCGCTCAAAAATAACTTTGCCAGCCGAAGTGTGCCCAACTTCGCCAATAGGTGCTATTTTGCCACTTATTGTGCGGCGCGCTGAATCTGCCGCAGTTATCTCACTAGAGAACGTCAGTTTCATTAGTGTTTCCGTTCGGTGTTAGGTTTTCCATTTCCATAGCCTGCTCAGTAGTGATTAGGCCTAATGCAATCATTTTTTCAATAACGTTTAATCTTTCAATAGCATCACTACGTAAAAACGTATCGTCAATTGCAAATTTAAGTACGTTGCCACGTGGAGTTATATCATCCATGCTGAGGCGATCTTCAATTGCGCAGAAGTAAGGCCGTAAAGATAAATCAACGAATTGCTTGCGTTCATCTAGCACGTTTGCATAAGTCATGCTGTTATTCATCTCAGCCGACAAATACCAGGCCGGCACGTTCATCATTCGGGCAATTTGAGTAGCCATGAATTGTGAACTCTCCGTATAGGTCATATCCTTCGGTGAGAATTGCGTGCTTTGGTAATCCAGCGTGCTTGTCATATAAGCCGTAGATCTATTCTTACGCGAACGCTCAAAAGAATTTAGAATTGCTAATGCTTCTGCATCCGAAACGTCAGCACCGCTATTTTTAATAACACCAGTAGGCATAGGTGTTGCTACTGCTATTGCAGTTGCTTTTTCCAAATCTACTGCGGCACGAATTGTTCTGCCGCCGCGAATTAGTACGCCTTCGTCACCTAATGATTGGAAAGTGATAAGTGAACCTAATCCTGACATTGGTACAGCATTTCCATTTACGTAATACTGCGCAATAAATTCTGTGTAAAGATCAGTATCAAAAGTTACGCGAGTGTTTGGAACCCACTCAAAGGAAAGCGGTCTGCCATCAAATTCTGAAACGCTGGTGACTTGCCAAAATGCCTGACCGTAGAAGATTAAACTGTCCACAGTCCATGCTAAAGTTACAGCGCGTGGCTGAGCAGGTGAAGGTTGCTTAATCCATGCAGCACCTTCAATTTTTTCGCCTGTGCTTTCACGGTAAAGTTCTAGTGGCGTACTTGCAACAATGCCTTTAATTAGAGAAGCGGCTCTTGCAATTCCTGGTACGCTCATGGCTTCGCTGCGCGAAACGTTTGCTACTGTTAATGGCGCTAATTGCCAATTCTCCGACATAACCTGAGGCGCGTTTTGTGCCTCAATTTTCGGTGCGCGAAAGCGATCAAAGAAACCCATTGGCAGATAGGATACCACACATATCCGACAAAATGGACAAATTACACAGCAATAATTTTTGGTGTCACCTGCGGTTTGTTGAGTTGGTGGACAATCATGGCTAAGGCAATAGCCGCCGACACGTCACCGGCAGATTTACGCCTCACGATTCGCCAACCGTTATCTGTTTCTTTCGCTGCGCAATTGTTCATGGCATCTAACAGGCTTTGCTGCCCGCTATGAATGAGGCGCTGGTGAACGATACTTTCCAATAGATCAGAACACGCCTGGTAGAAAATTAGCCCACTCATATCCTGGGTACGGTGTCCAGAAAGCGATAAACGCTCAGCAACGCTCATAGTCGTATATTTGTCATAGCAGATTAAGCGTGGCCTGTATTTCTTTGCCCACTCATTTACTTCTATTGCCATTTTGAGTTCATCTACTCCAGTAGGCGAACTAAACTGCGCAATCACGCCAACTGCAACCTTGCCATCTTCCATGATCTGACCTGCAACCAGGCTGGCATCTCGTTTGGTAACGGATATATCTATGCCAAAGATAGTAGTGCGCCCAGGCAGTATTTGTAGATCTTGAACGGTCAATTCCTCAAATGCGCGGTAAGGCCACGGCGATTTAAGCGCGCTAATCCATTGGCAAAGCGTTTCTGTGCGTGTTGCTTCTACGCTTGACGTTGCTATGGCTTCTGCAATCGTTTGTTCATCTACCAAGTAGCCCAATGCTGGGTTTGCTTGATACCAAGCATCTTTATCGTGTATATCGCAGAACTCAGGCGCGGAATACTCCCAATATCCTAAGGTCTTAGGCGGGTAACTCTGAGCGCGTTGGTGTAAATCGTTCAATACTGTTGAGAAAGCATCTCCAGCGTTTGAGGCTAGGAATATCTGACTATTAGGCCTTGCGCGTGTTATTGGCCTAGCCGCTGTCCAGGCTTCCTCAGATACTTCACGTAATTCATCTACGAACAACAGATCCGCGGTCTTACCACGGCTGCCATCTCTTGTAGCCGCGACTATCTCGTATCTAGCCCCATTTAGGAGTTCAACCGATTCCTGACCATTAGCCACGCGGATCTGCTTCAACTGTGTCCGTAGTTGAGGTGTGCCCTCAATTAGATCTACAACTTTGCGAAAGGTATCCAAAGCCATAGCCCTATTTGAGGACATAGCCACGATACTCATTTCACCGAATAAATACAAGCCCGCCAATATGCGAATACGCGCTAAATGCGTTTTTCCTACCTGCCGTGGACATAACAGCAGATTTGTCTTACGTATGAACTTGCCATCCTTGTCCACTTTGAGCATGTCAGTTAATACATACTCTTGCCACGGCAAAAGGTCTGGCAGTTCGCAATCTTTCATCCACGCCAACACTTCGCCTATGCGGGAGTTTCCTTTTAGCGGCGCATTTTGTAAGCGTGGCTTTGTGCTGCCCTTTCTCTTAGCCATTACCGACTCCCCCAATGTGATCAGGTGCGGAAAAAGGTGAGTTTGTATCTACTTTTGTTATAGTCGGCTGTTTTGTGTCCGTTTTGTTTGTTTTTGTCCGTTTCGGGGAGAGAGGTTCGCA